CACACCACCATAGTGCGGGGTAGGTGCGCGGCCATAGTATGAATCGGCACGGCCTCGATCATAGAGACTGCCATGAGACTTGCGGTCAAACTGCCAGCCACGCAAGGCTCGCACCACGGCTTGTTGTTCTGAGATAGGTAATAGTTGTAGATACATTGTTGCTCCTTGATAGTTTCGTTTATTATAACCGATCTCACCGTTTCTGGTCAATCCCAAGCACAAGGTTCGCGATCGGCTTGCTCCAATTGCTCGATATAGGCTTTCACAGCCGGCACTGACAAGTTGAACCGTTCAGCGATCTGCTCCACCGTGGCACCTTCAAACAATGCCTCTTCGATTTCAATTGCTAAATTTGAAAAATATCCCATGCTATTGCTCCAAAGTTAAAACGTCAAGAAAATATCCATAAGGTAGGCCGTTGAGAAAACAGAAGTATTCCCAGTCGCCATCGGCGTGGCTGGACTGCATGATCCATTTGAGCGCAGTTTCGCGATCTTGGGCACCCATACAGATTGTGTTGGTCACATGCTGTTCAAAATTTTCTATGGCAGTGGATTCAGCGTCTTTGCGGTTCGCTTCTTCTTGCTCAATGACGGCACCCAAGTGTTCGAATTCCTGCTCAAACTGCTCCAAGGTCCAATTGCTGGTGTCAATACCGCGTGGACGAACACCGTGGGCGTCTTTATACATGTCCCAGTAAGTACAAGCCGCACGTTCGAGATCGGACATTTCTTCCCAAGATTTCAGGTCGCTCATACTGTTTTCCTTTCACGGACATCGGTGTTCAAGTTTGGACGCATCTCACGGATCAAGGCACGCTCAACCGAGTGTGCTTCACTTTTGCCACGCACCACTGACACGATGCTGTAAGCGAAAGCACCGGGACCACGATCACGCAAGGCTTCGTACAAGGCCCAGGATTTGTCTTCGCTTCGGCTACGATATAGATGCTTGTTCATACGAACACGCACACTCTTGAGCACGGTTGACTCGGTCTTGGCAGTGACGCCGATGTAGAAGTCTGTGCCCGACATGATCTTGTAAACGATGTGGGTGCGATCTGCTCGTTTTTTACGGGGTGCTTTTTTCATTTCCATAAGCATATTATAACCGAAATCACCGTTTCTGGTCAACCGGGTGGTTAGTGGGCACTAACCTGCTTGTTTTTAGGGTGTTGTAAAAAAACAACAAAAAAAAGAGTTTGGTTTAATCCAGGCTGGCCAGCCACCGTTCCAGATCGCCATACATGGTGGCCATCATGGCTTCGCGACTGCCAAAGAACACTATGCGGCGACGTTTCTTCCTGGAGTTGTAATCAAGATAGTAAGGCCACTCTAACTTGCGATCCAACTCCAACACGATTTTTTTGGTTACACGATTCCTCGATGTTTGATTGTGATCCGACAGCACCAGTTCCCATGATTCCAATTCTAAGAGGTCATGCATGATGTGATAGCCATGTTGGGTCAGCCTAAGGCCACCTTCGGGGCGTATGTTGGCCCACCATGTGATCATGGCCTGTGATTCTGGTTCCTTGTGTGTATCGGGGATGTCAACCAGCAGACGCTGGACTATTTCAAGTTTTCGATTTGCCATCGGGGAATATCTGCTCCCCTTGTTTCAACAACACCACTGAGAATTTGTCAGTTTTAAATTGAGTGTTGAGTTTCTTGGCCAGATTGATGGCATGACCTTGATTGGAAAATGAAACTTTTTTGTATTTGGGCCCAGGATATTGGACCAACATGTTGGATGTTTTGAGATTGATAGGTGAGCCATCAAAAAACACCGCCCAGATACCTTCGGCAGCCAGTACCTGTTCTGTCTTGTAAGTAGTTTTGTTGGTTATTTCAACCAACACTCGAGGTTTGGGTCTTGACACAATAAACTCCTACTTCTATTTATGACATAAAGTAGGTAGTTTTTAGAAGGATCCACCATCGACTTCTAAATTGCTGGCGCTTGGTTTGTTGATTGTAGCAGACTTTTCATGTAGTTCGTGAAGAGCCAGGAGCAGTTTGGTGATATCGCTGTGTAGGTCTCTGGCTTCAGACAGGCTCATTGTCAGTTCGCGCTGTGGTCTGCTTTCCATGGCACGGATGCGATCTATGAATTTATTGATGTATATGCCCACTGGCCTGATCCTGGGTTTGAAATGGACCTTGGTATGTGTAACGCTCGAGAGTGATCAATTTTGGACATTCTACTATACGCCATGACCGGCCGTGCTTGATACAGTACCAGCCCGCGGCGTACCAAGATTTGGATCTGGGTTCTTTGGTCCATAATGGTACTTGATGTCGCACGTCAAAGATTGAATTATATGGTTTTGAAGTTGTATGAAAACCATTGACTTCATTGATCGCGGACACTTGTGGTGCCGAAACGCGACCAGACTCTTGCCAAGATATTTTGACCTTTTTCTTTAGTAGTCGGATATCTTTGAAAGTTTCTACGTGATTGTCTATGCGGATCTGCACTCCGTTGGGCCCGGCTTCGATGTTGCCGACCTTGCGATCGTCGTCACGCAATATCCAATATTGATTTGGTATCACTGGTTTAGCTAATAGCATGTTGTTCTAATCCTCCTTGATAAGTTTGATTCAACCAACGGCCAAATTGATCAGCTTGATCGCTGGCACGGTTGAGTTCAAATTTGGCACAAAATTTCATGAATCGCACGCCTACCTGCCCTATGTCTTTGTGACTGATCTGTTCTCGTATGGCTTGATCAACCATGGTCTTGATATCATTGGGTTGTGCTGTGAGATCGATCAGGCTGCGGTTGCGATTGTAGTCATCCAACACCCTGTGCTCGATCCCATCATGGTCAGTCCAGCGTTGCAACATAAGATTGTTCCAGGCATAGCCTCGACTCTGCCGATCCTGGAAGGCTTCTGTGAGACCCACTTTGTTCTTTGTACCTTTGGTGCGCACGCCCGGGTAAGCCGAGAAAACATTGTCTGACGCATCACCTCGCATGCACTTCTCAAACAGCAACCATTCCGGATCTGGAATGGCCTTGGGCATCTTGGTTTTTTTGTCTACGATGGCTTGACCTTTGGCGTCAAATATGCCTTTGATACTGATCAGTTCATCTGTGATACCGTTGTATTGGCTAACATTGTCGGCGACGAGTTGCACGAAATCTGTATCGCTGGAGATTATGGTGTGTTGATCCTGGGGATGTAAAGCAATCCAGCGAGCGATGACATCGTCGGCTTCAGCGTTGGGATGTCTGATCACCGAACAGTTGGTCTGTTCAGCAAGGTATTTAGTCAAAGAGTCATATGTTTCCCAAAACATACGATCCTCTTCTTGTTCTTGTTCAGTCAAGGCCGCCCTGGCTTCGGCTCTGTTGCGTTTGTAGGGTGCATAATGATCTTTGCGCCAACTGCGTCCTTCCAAGGCAAAGACCACGTGATCTGCTTGGAATCGCCGGGCTACCTTGTTTACGGCACTCAGCGTGATGTGCAGGGCATAGCCTACTTTTTCCCAGGTGTCAGCGGCGCGGAAAGCCACGTGCCTGGCCCGGAAAAACATATTAGCAGTATCGATTAGAATATAGTTCATATCATAGCATTTTTGATTGGACAATGTATTGTAACACAAAACGAGCCCAGGCCGCATGAGCATCGCGTCCAAAATGCCAAGAATTGGGTGCAACTGTCTGATATCCGTGGTCCAAAAGCCACTGATTGAACGTGGCGCCGGCATCATAAGGGCCTATGTAACTGGATCCCCAGGTCACTTTGTCTTTTTGGTCTATGGCCGAAAAATCACTGTTGCCATTGAAAAACACATGCCTGATACCGAGATCCTGCAGTTCTTCGTGCAGTCTCCAGATCTCCTTGTGGCTGTCTCTGCGGCAAAGATTCCAATCTACGCCCGCGATATATTCTTTGTATGCCTGTCGATGATTGTCCGGCACATGATCCTGCCCGCTGGCATTGATTTGGTAATATCTCCCGTCGATGTACCATTCGCGGCGTTCCCAGGTGCTCCACTGTATGACCATGAGTATTTCCCTGGCATCGTGAGTGACTGAGTCCATCCAAGCCCGGGTGGTCCTTAATATGCGGCTATTGCTGGCCGCGCTCTCGGCATCGCACTTGAAATGAGATTTTAAAGTATCTGCCAGCAGCCTACCCCAACTCACACGCAGATTGTCTGGATGTGGCAATCGTCCAAGATGTGGAAGCAGAGGATCGTCTTCAGCAAAGGCATGAGCGTTGACAGCTTCGGCCGCGGCTGTGTGGCTGTCACCGTTGACGTACAGTATCATCTTATGAGACCAAGATTTTCAGAATGAATCTGCATGCCTGGTTCAAGATCAGGCCCATTTTTTAACAGACGCTGGCTTTCAGCCCAGGCCACCCGTTTGCGCAGGCTGGAACTGGAAAATGAATGATCTCGGGCATTGAACACCAACTCTATGTCACGACGATGGCATTCATCTTTGCCACTAAAGTGCTGGCCTTGGTATTCCACACCCAGGATGCGCACATCCACAGGCAAGATCAACAGCAGGTCACAGAGATCTTCTTCGGTGCTGTATACTACCACTTCATCAACATAACGGCATGCTGCCAATTGTATCTGGCGTTCAACTATGCTCTGGATAGGTGTATTCTTGCTGTCCGGCCGATCTATGGTAGGGTCAGTCTGCAGACCACAGATTAGATAATCGCAGTGATTCTTGGCTTCACTGAGCATGGCAATATGGCCAGCATGCAACATGTCAAAGGTCGAGAATGTGATTCCTACTTTTTTACCTTGTTGTTTGAGTTCTTTGATGTGATTGAATATCATCGATAGATACTTGAATATTTTTTAAGCTTGGTTACTTTGTGTTGCTTGGCTATTTCTAATCTGGCCGGATCTACCAGTTTGTAGTCGATCATGAGATCGACCATGGCCAAGAGATCGCCTACTTCCGTAGCCAAGCGTTCGCGATGACTCATGCCATCACGATGTGATTCATCAATGCCGAACCGAAAGATCTTGGAAATTTCTTGTATGACCTCTGCGGCTTCTTCCTGCGCGATGACCATGATTTCTCGTTGGCGATCGTCGATCAAGATATTTCACTCCGGCCGTCGCCAAGATCACGCTTGTGTATATGCCGTTGCGGTGTGGGATTCATAGCTTGTTCTTGCTCCCAAGTCTCCATGACCACATGCCGGCACACGTTCTGGAACCAGCGATCAACTACTTCTGCATCAGTATCGTCTGGCTTCATCATATATCCGGCTTTGACCAAGCGGGTGACAAAGATGCTATTCCAATCAAGTTCAAATGCTCCCTGATGCAGATTTTCTGGATCAACATCCATGCTGAGGATAGCCACATAAGGATCGCCACGCTCGGTGGCCATGTCCTTGGCAGACTTTTTAGGCTTAGGTTCCTTGGCTGGCTCCTTGGCTACAGCAGGCTTTTTCTTAAATCTATCAAACAGTCCCATCTACACTCCTTTTTATCAACATAATCAGTCCTTCGTGTATGTGATACCAACGATCCTCGATCACTGATTCACCGGGTCCAGTTATGATTCTGCGCCCGCGCAAGCCTGTACCCCAAACCCATCGCCGGGTATTATAGCAACGCCGCGGCCAGATTGAAAAGGCATAGGAGAATTCAGCTCGATCCATGAACGGATCATAGGATTGATTTTCAGATTGGACTCCATAACTTGAGCCCAGCATCAGGTGCCCCAGGCATTGCGCCAGATATCTACCTGCAGTCTGGGGCTGTAACGCCAGCCGCGTTCCATGGCCAAGCGAGCCACTTCCTGAGTGTTGAGATTGTACACCTGAGGAACTCCGCCCATGGGCATGAGATACACTGGTCCACCAAAGCCGGCATGCCGGAATTCTTCAACAGCACGCTCGGCATCTTCCACATCTTTTCGCGTGGCCACTACAAACTTGAGATAGGTATGTCCGATCATCTCATAACTCTTGACTATGGTAGGATTGATAGCAGATTCCCACGACTCTCCTGAGCATGGCAGTTTGGGACTGACACTAAAGGTCAATCGATCATAGTCACGACCGTGTCGGGTAAATTCTTCAAACAGATACTCTCTGACGTCATCGTATAACCACTGGCTGCCATTTGTTTCAAAAGTGAGATCGCGCAGGCCCTTGGCTCTGCAGGATTCTATCAGTTCGGGATATCGCTTTTGATAACCTAACAGTGGCTCGCCGCCAGTGATAACCAGATGCACAGTGTCGGCACCGCAGTCTTGATCCCAGCGACCATGAGGTATCATGGCATGCATCTGATCCACGATATCAGGCACATCATGCTGATGATTGAACTTCTTGAACTCTGGGTAGATCGACGCATAAGTGTCACAACCTGATGTCACCAGAGGCAGATCTTCGAACTTGGTAAATTTTCCAGGATCAGCATCGATCTGTTGTATTATCTCCACTACTTCGGGATTGTGTCCTTCGAAGTCATCGGTCCTGCCAAACTTTTTACAACGGAAGTTGCAACCGTAAGTGCGGAAGAACACCGATGGTACACCGGCCCAGCGTCCTTCACCCTGTAAACTGTAGAATATTTCTGTGTATGTGATTTTTTCCATGTGGATATTTAGGTCGTTGAGAATATTTCTTCTTGTAAATAACGTTTCAATTCTTTGTCTGTTGGTTCAACTGAATAGTTCTGTTTGAAAAAGATTTCATAGCTGTCTGATCCATACTTGCCGATACCGTACAACATTGTAGCATCTTCACCATCCCAAGTCAAGAAATCCACTGTCATCTTTAGGAGGCGTTTGGTACGCACATTGACCATGCCCAAAGAGCGGATCACTGTTTGCACCTCTTCGGGATTGGCCTGCATGAATTTTGAAGGCCGAGACCAGCGTGATAAGAATTCGGGCAACACTGTTTTCACCGGCTTTCGCCCGGTTTGGTTTAGCATGATCACGGCCACCATGTGTTGCCAGGCACGGATCCTCTCTTGCCTGGCTGGCAACTGTTGCTGGACCATAAGGTCATCGCGCAAGGGCTGTGTCATTGCGGCCTCGCGAAAGGAGCCAAACGCGGTGGTTGCCATCCCTCGGGTTTGAGAACCTTGCCATCTTCTCTCTTTTTGACCAGGCCCGTGTCCGGATCTATCTTGTCAAAGTTTGAGCGCATGACTTCTTTCCATGCACCTTCGGGATCCACGCCCAGGCTGTGGAGTGCGCCAGCAGTGACAACCATGATATCGATCAAAGCATCGAGATCATCTATCACGTTGTCACTGTCGCAGAGTTCATCAAACTCTTCCTTGATGAGATTGCAGTACAGTTGATATTGATCTCGATTGAAAGCATCAGTGGTCTGCCCACAGGCCTGCATGAATCTGCGCTGATCATTGAAGATGTCGCTCATAATAGCCTACTTGATCCTGCGTTGTAGGTAATTTAGTAGCACACCATAGGCTGGTAAAATCACCAGGAGGCTGACGATGATCTTGCTGATAGAATTGTTGGTAGCCACAACGTGCCAATTGGCAGCCATGAACTCGTTGGCTCCTCGGTAAAACGCAGTGAAGAAGAACACATAGGTGTCGATAAAGGTACTGACTACTGCACTCAGCGTAGGAGCGATCCACCAGGTCTGATAGCGTTCACGGAAATACTGAAACACATACACATCCAGGAGATTGCTGATGAGATATGCACAGCCCGAGCCAAGGCCAATGCGGAATGCAGTAGACCAAGGAGCACCAGTCAACCCTACTACCAAGACAGATGCGACGATGGCTGGAACAAAGGCCAGCGAGATCACCGCCCGTCCAGTTTCTTTGCCCAGCAATCTTACGGTTAGGTCAGTGAGCACTACTACCAAGGGAAAAGTAAAAGCTGCCGCTGCCAAAGGGGCACCAAACACAGAAAATTTGAACTGTACGATATAGTTTGATATGGCTATAATGATCACGTGCGCGACCATGAGTTTCGCGGCCAGGGCCGAGTCTACGTTTTTTAAGATCCTATCCAACATTGTTATCTCCTTTTTTAGATATGTTGTTCGTCGGGATTCCATTTGCGCCACCACTCTTCCCAAGGGAAAACTATCCACTGCGGTGTCTCAAATTTGTTTACCTGCTCTGCAGAATACGTGACTTCTATTTCATTGTGGCTGCTTTGATTGTCGTACAGCACTGCTACACGCACATTGCCTCCCCAGATCTGGGCCCAGGCAGTGTCATTAGGCAGATTAGATTCCTGCCAATCCTGGCGTATCCAGTTAAGGGTGGCTCCGGAATCGTTGATGTCATCCACGATCAATATTTTTTTGCCAACAAATGCATCTTCGGCCATCCAAGCATTGGTTTCGCATTGCTCATCGTCTCTCAGGCTGACTTTCAGCGCATGCATAGGCACTTCGAGATACTGGCTGATGAGATTTGCCGGAATCAATCCGCCACGGGTGATGCCAACCACATAATCGGGATGGAACTCGTCCAGGTACATCTGGCGTATGATTTCTTGGGTCTGTCGTTCGACATCCGACCAGTTTACATAGACTTTTTTCATCTCTTGCTCACGTCCACCATGCTGGAGATCCAACGATAGGTTTCAGTGAGTCCGTGTTCAAGGTTATCTGCGGGGGCCCAACCTATGGTTTCACGTATGAGTTGGTTGTGGCTGTTACGACCCATGACTCCCATAGGGCCGGGTATATTGGTTATGCGTACAGTCTTACCAGCCAGTTCAGCAATCAACAGGGCCAAATCATTGATAGATATCATGCGCTCAGATCCAAGATTCAGTGCTGATTCACAGTCCGATGCCTGTATTCGGTGTATGCCTTCTATGCATTCGTCGATGAACAAGAATGATCTCGTCTGTGTACCCGGCCCCCAGACTTCGACGTGTCCATCACTTTCTGCTACCTTGCGGCACAATGCGGCCGGAGCTTTTTCTTTGCCATTGTTCCATGCGCCCAAGGGGCCAAACACATTGTGCAGACGAGCGATGCGCACACGCAGACCATGGTTGCGGCCAAAGGCCATCCACATGCGTTCTGAGAACAGTTTTTCCCAACCATATTCGCTGTCAGGGTTGGCTGGATAGGCTGACTCTTCACTCAGCAAAGGATTGTCAGGATCCTCTTGATTGTGGCTGGGATACATGCAGGCCGATGATGTGTAAAACACATTTTTTACTCCATGCTTGACCATGGCTTCTGCGATGTTGAGATTGATTAGGCTGGAGTTGTGCATGATGTCGGCATCGTTTTCACCGGTAAAGATATAACCGGCACCGCCCATGTCTGCAGCCAACTGATACACAGTGCCAATGTCATGCTCATCAAAAATTCTGCGAACATTGGCTTGCTCTCGCAGATCCAACTGTAAAAACACATCAGCATCAGATTTGCCGTATTCGTGCATTTTGATGTCTACTCCAATGACATGATGTCCTTGTTTCTTTAGACTTGAGACCAGATGTCCGCCGATGAATCCACCGGCTCCGCAGACCAACATTGATTTCATTGTGATTTCTCCATTGCTTGTATTATACGCTCTATGCCCTGATCCAGCGACGTTTTTGGTTGCCAATATTGCCGGATCCAGAGATCTGGTTCGTTGCGGCGATCCTGCTGTACTGTGTCTTTGGCCAAGGCCGGTTGGATCTTGGTACCTGGATAGTGCCCGGCGATTATCTCGGCCACTTGTTGCATGCTGTGCCATTCAAAACTGGTGATATGATATTCTTTTTCACGAGGCAGATCAGAGTAAATCTGCGACAAGGTATATAGGGCTTCACTGCAGTCATCGGCGTACAGCATCTGGCGAAGTTCCGTACCATCAGTGCGCATATCGATCAATCTGGTATGGCGTGCTTTGTTGATGAAATCTGTGACCACATGTGTCTTGGCCGGATCGTGTTCTATACCATAGACATTCCAGAATTTCACAGTAACTCCTCCCAGGCTTTGGGTGAGTTTTTCAGCCAGACTTTTGGTCAGACCATAGGAGCTATAGCTCATATTAGCCATCTGGCTGGATGCAAACACAAAAGGCTTTTTGGCTTCATAAAGACAATCAAACACGTTGTGCATGATAGCCACATTGTTCATGATGAATTCATAGGTATCTTGATAGCGTGCTAGATATGCGCTGCCACCAACATCCCAGGCCAAGAAATACACAAAGTCGGCATGGTACAAGGCCTGGCGGAACGAAGAGTTATACAGTCTACGTAGGTCATATTTTAAACCGTCGGCGATGTCAAATTCTTGTATGCTATGACCTTGATCGCGAAGGTAGGCACAAAGACTGAGTCCGATCTGTCCGGCTGATCCCAGTACAAGATATTTCATTTGATGACCTTGTTCGATTTACGGCGCAACAATGTTAGGCCATGATTCACTGGCACTGTGGACCACTCCCATAGTTCTGGATCTAACTCAGCCACAGCCCGATATGGGCCACCACCGGCCCATTGGGCATCCGTGGTTGTGGGATCGGATCGATAGTCAGGTTGGGCATTGGAGTACATTAGATCATGCAACAAGATGATAGAAGAAGGTGTGATCATGTCCTGGATGATTGACAGTTCTCGAGACACATGTTCGTAGGCGTGCCAATCATCTACATACACCAGGTCATATTGGCCACCATCACTGCGACGCTGTTCTAACCAGGCGATAGCATCGCTTTGATAGAATTTCCAATACACACGTAGATCCTCTGGACACTCAAAGGTAGTAGGATCGAGATCCACACTGTGTACAACGCCCCCGGTCTCTTTAGCCGCGCACAAGAATGGCAATGTGGTATTGCCAGTCCTTACGCCCAATTCTAAGATACGTTTTGCATGTATCTGCATGGCCATGGCGAAGCAAGTGAGCAAATGCCGATCGCTGTCGGCTCCTCCATATTTCACTCGGTTCAAAAGAAATTGATAATATTCTAATCTCATTGGGGGTCCTTAATGATTTCTTCAAGGTCTTGGCCTTGCAATCCCCAGGCCGTGGTGCCACTGCGGCGACTTAGCTCAAGAATCTCTCTATGATCATAGGCCATGTCTTGTGCGCTACGTTGGTGATGTTGATGAAAAATACAGCATGGTGCCTGTACCACATGTTGTTTGACACCAGCCCAATGGAATCGGTACAGGCTGATGCTGTCTACATGCCAGCGTCGATCCAGGCTTTCGTATAACCCACGCACGGTCCAAAATGTTTCTCGGCTGGCCAAAATAAAGTCGCCAGCACCGTTGGTGTGCATGATGTTGAGATCAACCTGTCCACGTGGCAACGACGATACATCACCTGCATGATTTACAGGGAGGCTTACGCTGGCGTTTTGCTCCATGCTGTGTACCACGAAACTATGTTTTACTGCGTAATTTTCTATCTCTGCATCGTTGATTGCACTGATACCATCAGGTACGAAGTCATATCTATCGGTACGATACACTGTGTCGGTACGCAAAGGTCTGGTAGACAACCAATCGATCATGGCCTGGCTGAACACGATGTCGGGATTGGTAGCCAACACAAAATCACCACGGGCTCGTCTAATACCCACATTCTTGCCGGCAAACTCTAGCACAGGCATGGTGGCGCCTATGGTCTCGTGTGTGTCACTGTCTACAGTGATGTATCGCACTGATATGTTGCGTGTGGCCGGTAATGCTTGACTCAGTGGCTCACGATCAGGCAAGGGATTCCATTCTACTATGACAAGTTCCATAAGATCAGGACATGCCCGTACTTGCCAATCCAAGTGACGCAGGAATACCCTGAGTCTGCCTAAAAAGTCTTGTCCATAATCATCGTTGCGTCCTGTGATGACTACGGAGATGTAGGGAGTATTAGATGTCAATTTAACGTTATCTCAAAAAATTCTACGCCTTGGGCTATTAGATCTGATTTGCGTTCAAACTGTATGCGTTGACCAAATTTTTGATCAAGATCTTCGACTAATTCTGTAGGTATGAGATTGTTTTGTTGTACAAACACCGTGTGACCCTTTTGTAGAAGTTTGACACAGACCTGGAACTGCTGGCTCTCTTCCAATATGTCTGTCTCAGGCTTGTACATGATAGAAGGCATGTAGAATGGTAGAGACTTTGTGTTTTGTTTTTCTAACCAATCTACAAGGAAATTGGAATGAAATAGATTAAATTCATCCACGATGTGACCCAATGGAAAGTCTAATCCCACACGTTGAGAATAGTGAGCAAAGGCACGATTGTCTCTGGGCAGGCACGGCCCTCCGTAGCCAAATCCGAATCTCATATATTTAGACCCAATGCGAGAATCGCTACCTACGGCTGCGAGAGCAAGGTCCACATCTTCATCGAGACCGGAGCGGATTAGCACTTCTCCCAGCATGTTGGCATAGGAGATCTTGGTGGTGAGGAAACAGTTGGTGGCAATCTTGACCAGTTCCGCGGCTGTGATGCTCATGGCATGCACGTTGGGCCGGACGGTCTGTATATCATCGTACAGCAACTGATAAGCAGAGATCACTGAAGGATTCTCACCACCGATCAGAACCATGTCGGCATTTTGTAGATCTCGGATAATGGATCCCTGGGCGATAAATTCAGGATTATACAGCACACTGATACCTTGAAATCTAAGACGATCCTGCACACGCTGGCAATCACCAGGATTGGTCGTGCAACCTATCACAAGGATCTTGCCAGAGATATCAAATTCACACTCGGCGATGTCTTGTACCACGCGATCCACTGCAGATATGTCATAACTGCCATCCGCGGCCGACGGTGTGGCTACCATGACATAGATCACTTCGCTGTGTTGGATCACGGCTCGCGTATCCGTGGTAAATTGTATTGACTTCTTGTGGGCCAGTAATTCAGCCACGCCAGGTTCCGTGGTCTGGATCTCACCGCGATTCAATGCTGCCACATAGTTAGTACGGATGTCTGATGCCATGACATCATGCCCGGCACGATCCAGCAACAGGGCGAAACAGATACCCAGGCGTCCGACGCCAATCACACCAATCTTCATGTTTTCTCCGCTGTGATCATGAGATGCCACCCCAAGCGGCGTTCCAAAGCATGAAACATGTCATCGGACATAGTTTCAAACCAAGGTTGGCGTACATATTTTCCTTGTTTGTAAGGTTCTATCTGATAAGGAAATATGTGATCCTGTTCTACCGACATGATTTTAAACTCAGGACCAATCATGTTGATCAGTTGCTGTTGCGTATAGGTATGAGCGATAGGGCACCCATGTTGCGCTTCTGGCTGATCCAGTCCGGCGTCGATCATAAAGTTTTTCCATGAGTTTGCGGCATAGACCATGACCTTGAGTGTAGTACCAGGATTCATATAATTTTTGGCTTCACGCAAAATAGCCATGGGGTTAGGGCTGTGATGTATCACGCCCCAGGTAAAAACCAGGTCATAAGGTTGTATAGGTACGAAGTCAGTAAGTTGTTCGGCATTGCCTTGAAAGAACCTACCCGTATAATTATAGACTTGGAATCTCTGCCGTGTAAGGTCCAGGCTTTCTTGGCTGAGTTCTATTCCTGTATAGTCAGCTCCAGCACGGGCAAAGTTGATGGCCATGGTGCCGATGCCCGATCCAATCTCCAACACTCGCTTGTTATGCCAGCGATCGAATTCACAAAAGGCAGGAATGTGTGGTTCGGCTAAGAACTTTTTCTTCTCCACCTCATCAAAATATTCTTTTGTGCCAATGGGTTTGTCACTGTGTCTTACGTTGCATGGTCTGGCATCCCAATACCTCTGGACATCATCTATGGTCACGGTTGGTGCCATCTTGGCTCCTGCCTTGCTATCTGTCGGTTAGGATCGTATTCTCGACTGCACATCTTTGCCCATGGATCCTGTTTGCTTGCTAAAACATTTTCAAACCAACTCACATCTTCACCCTGTGTGCGCAGGTAATCCACGATACGTCCAGCATCATCAAATCTTTGCTTACGGAAAGTGACATAGTTAAAATCCTTGGGATGATCTGGGCGGCCCTCCAGCATGGGCCGATTTTGGAATGTCTCATCATTGTTGTTGCCAGTGATGTCAAACCTATCATGGGTGACTTGTACGTCAATGTTGTGTATGCGATCTATGAGATATCCCACTTGGCTTATCCAAGAATCCGTGAGTTGGTGAGGACTTAGATATCCAAACATTTCGTACCATTTGCGAGGCACTATAGGAAATATAGCGTAGGGATGGCAATTGTGTGTGGGCATGCGTAGCACCCGAAATCCATCTACTTCCGTGATGCGTAGGTCCCAATCGTCGCTCTCCATGACAGCATCGTCGCCCCAGAAAAATAACCAGTGTCCCTGAGCATAAGAAGCCAAAGAATTGAGATATTCGTTGAGTCTTATGTAACCCAGGCGTTCGAATCCCAGGCAGGTAAATCTCGCACCTCGATCA